GTCGGAGCGGAAGGAGGTCGACATACAGAGGATGCTAGCGACTCTAGCGAGCCTTGCAAGTATTCTTTCTGTACCCCCGAAAGAAAGATACCCCGGCCCAGGAAACCCTGGGCCGGGGTATCGGTACCGGCGCGCGCTCCGCCGCGGGCTAGTCGAGGATCTCGACCTCTTGCCGCGCGCGGGCGAGGTAGCTCCGCGCGAGCGCGGACGCCCCGAGGGCAGACGCCGCGAGCGCCGCGCGTGCGGCCTCCCCCGAGCCGAAGATGTAAAGCTCCCGCCGGTTGTGCTTCCCCCGCACTTCGACGAGGAAAAGCCCCGCGGCTTCGAGCCGCTCCCGGAGGTTCGCCGCGGAGACGCGGTAGCGCCCGACGTAGCGCGCAGCCTTGCCCCGGAGCGTGCCCCCGCTCCACGCCTCCGACCCCTCGATGAGGGCCCGCTGGTAGCACCCGCGGGCGCACCGGAGGGCGGTCTCGTACACCTCCGCGGCGACGCGCGTGTAGCTCACCGCGCACCTCCCGCGGCGACGCTCTCCGCCGCACACCGCGCCGCGAAAAGCGCGTCCTCCCGGGCGACGCGAGCCGCCGCGGCTTTCGCCTCCCGGACCGTCGGGTAGGTGTGCTTCTCGAATCGCGCCCGATCCAGAAGCTCGACGCTCCGGGAAGTGCGCCCGCGCGAGCTTAGGGAGCGCCGGACGACCCGGAGAAAGAAGCGCTCGTCCTCGGTGTGCTGCGCGCCCGTTCGCGCGCACGAGACGACCCATCGAGCCGGCGCGCTCATCGCTTCCCCCCGAGCGCGACGAGCGAGAACCCGGTGATCCGGTAGGGGAGCTTGCCGCGCCCGTGCAGGCGGTTGATCGATTCGACGAAGTCGCGGGCCGTCTCCTCCGACGTCGTCGGGAGGTCGCGATACCCCGTGCTCCCCTCGCGGGAGCCCTTCGTATATTCGACCGAGTAGGCGAGGAGGTGCGTGTACCCGGCGGAGGCGAGAGCGGAGAGGTTCGGCATAGAGGGCACTCTAGCGGTTCTAGCGTAGCTTGCAAGTCTTCTGCGATCGGGACCCCGAAAAAAGATACGGGCCCCCAGGTTTCCCCGGGAGCCCGTATCGATACCGCAGCGCGCGCCGGTAAGAGAAGGTGCCCGATCGCGTGCGTGACCTCGAAGATGCGCACGCCCCGGGAGTTGTCCTCGCACGTGACGAGAAGGACCGTCCCGTCCGCGAGGTCGATGTAGACGCGGAGCCCCGACTCCCCCGCGAGGCACGTGAAGCCCCCGCCCGTAAGCTCCTCGTCGGAAACCTCGAAGCTCTCGCCGGGGTACATATACCGGTCGGTCACGATATCGAGGTCCGCGGGGTTGGCGCGGAGGGCGCGGGCAAGGGTGAGAATCTCGGTCGCGGAGAGGCGGGTCAGGTTCGACATGCTTCGGATACTAGCGACTCTAGCGACGCTTGCAAGTATTCTTTTCGAGGGGCCCGAAAAAAGATACGGGCCCCCAGGTTTCCCCGGGAGCCCGTATCGATACCGCGCGGCGCGGCGGTAACTTCGCGCGCGTGCCGTGCACGCGGGTCGCGAGGTCGGTCACGACGGTGACCTCGTACCCCTTCGCGCGGAGGGGGTGCGCGACCTTCTCCGCGAGCGCGACGGTACCGGCCCAGCCTTCGATCTTCTGCGTCCCGAGAACGGGGAGGGGGTAGGCCGCGCACGCCTCCGCGATGCGGAGGTCCTGTTCCGCGAGGCGGGCGAGCGTCGGGTGCTTCGCCGCGGCGACCTTCGCGCGCGCCTTGTCGGCGCGGGCGGCCCACGCGGCGCGGTCGGCCGTCTCGTATGCGAGCCGGGTCTCCCCGACGACGGAGACCACGACCGCCGCATAGGTGCGGTGCGTGCTCGTGCGGGTCGCGGTGGTTCCATCGGGGAGCAGGGCGGAGAACGTCGTCGTCATGCTTCGGATACTAGCGACTCTTGCGAGCCGTGCAAGTCTTTTTTCGGGGGGATATCGATACCGCTACTCCGCTGGGAGAATCCCCAGGGCCCGGAGAGGGATGAGCCGCTCGCGGTTGTCGAACCCCGTGCAGCGGACGACGGCGAACGCCCCGTGGCGGAACGTTCCGACCCCGGGCACGTCGACCGAGAGCGCGGTGAGCACGTCAGGGGCGACGTGCTCCGTCCTACTCGTCACGGAGAAGGTGCCGCAACGCGTGCGGGTGAACGTGCGCGTACCGAACGCGACCGGCCCCGAAGAAGATGAACGGGGCGTGGAGCCGAACGCGGGGCCAGAACACCCGCCCGTAGCCTTGCGCGTGCCCCCACCTATGCCCCACGACCTCCCCGATCGTAGCGACCGGGATATCGAAGGAACCCCAAGGCGAGCACGCGGGCACGCTATCGGAAAAGACGACGCGGTCCCCGCGCCGAAACCCGCTCACGCCTCCGCCTCCGCGAGCCGCACGAGCAAGCGCGCGACGAAGTCGGCCGGAACCGTTGCCGGCGCGCGGCTCGGGTTGCCCAGCCGCTCGCGCCACGCGTCGACCTCCGCGTCCGTCGCAGGCGTATCGAAGTCGCCTAGCGGTCGGTCCGGGCCGACCGTGACCGGCCGCACCGTTCCCCCGCGACGCCGCTTTCCGACCGCATACCGATATGCGGTAGTGCGGCAGATACCGAAGTGCGCCGCAAGCTCCACCGGCCGTACCCCCTTCCCGAGCAATCGGTAAAACTCCGCAAGCTGGTCTAGCGTGAGCTTCGCGTTGCCGTGCGCCCGAAAGGATATCCCGCCCGCCCGCGTCATTCGACGTGCCCCGCGAACGCGTGCGGCCCCGCGTGCCCCGTCTCGTGCGTGCACCTCCGGTAGCGAACGGCGCGCCCGCACACCTCGGGGGAGACGGCGTGGCACCGCGGCGGGGGCTCTAGCGCCGCGCGGGCGACGAGCGCGGCGACCCGTTCTTCGAGTGCGGCGACCTTCGCTTCGAGCACGGCGACCCGTTCTTCAGGCGTCACCGCAGCTTCTCCGGGCGGGGGAGCCCGCGCTCCTCGATATGGTACCGACCGCGGTCGAGATTGATCTCCATACCCGCCTCGATTCGCCCGACCGCCCGGGGCGTACGCCCCGCGACGGGAACGGCGTGGACCTCGCGGCCCGTTGCCGTCTCGATGACCGCGAGCCGGTGCCCCGTCGGGGGCTCGGGTTCTTTCGTCATGCCGGGGCTCTTACGCGCCCGGCCCGAGCCGATAACGCCGCGGGCTTCCGGTACCACCCGAGCACGATCGTGGCCCCGCCGGAGACGGCGCTGATGACCGAGTAGCTCGCCCGGTGCCAGACCTTCCCCGCGTACGGAATCGCGAGCGACGCCCCGCCCTCCGCGAGAACGCCGGTCACCGTCGCGTCGGCGGAGAGGACGAACCCGTCGCACGCGTCGTAGGCCACCGCGCTCCCGGACGGCGTGTGCGCCTCCGCGTACCGGAACGCGTCGTTGACGAACGCGCTCCCGCGCGCGTCCACCTGTCGGGCCGCGCTCTGCTCCTTGTCGACGAGGTCGCGGGGGGAGAGGGCGCGGTATTCGTTGTCCATAAACCCGAGGCTACCATAACCCCCCCGCCGCGCGCTACGTCGTGCCTCCACCGAGAACGCGAACCCCCGAGCCCCCCGCGGGCGCCGCGTCGCGCGCCGTGCGCTTCGTCTCGAAGCTCCGGGCCCCCTCGCGCGCGAACCACGACGCCATCAGCCGGTCGCCGGTATGCGCGTTGGGGTCGAAGTGCAGCATTTCCGTTATCCAGTGCCCGACCTCCGGGTCCGTCTTGCCCGCCGTATTCGGAATAATCCACCGGCCCCCCTCCATCTCCGCCGCGATCGTCTGCACGCCGAACGCGGGGTCCGCCTTGTTCTTCCCGGTCTTGAAACCGCGGACGACGGCGCGCGTGAGCTTGCGCGCAAACTGCACGATGTACTGCTGGGCCGCGACGTTTTCGACGATGACGAGCCCGCCGTAGCGCTCGTCGACGTCGCGGATACGGTCGATGATCTCCGGGCCGCCCCACTTCCCCGTATCGATACCGAGCACTTGCCGCGCCCCGTCCGGGTGCAAGAGGATAGTGAACAGGCACGTGTAGTCCGCGCTATCCGCCTTCGAGACCGCGAGGTCGACCCCGGTGAAGATGGCGAAGCCCGGGGGGAGGTCGGCCGCGTTGACGGAGTGCACGAGCTTGTAGCCCTTCCCGAGCTTTATTCCGACGTCGATCCACTCCCTCTTGAAGGCGGACGCCGCGTCGTCGCGCGCGAGACAGAGGAGTTGCCTACCAAACTCCGCCTGCCCTAGCTCGTCGCGCGTCGCCTCGATTCGCGACTTGCTCCACCGCTCCGGCCAGAGCGACGCCCCCCGCTCGTCCAGCACCGGGAACCGCTGCCCGACGTAGCGAGGAAGCGCGGCGAGCCGGTGCATAGCGTCTTTCGGGTGCCACGCATTCCCGACGGCCCAGATCCATCCGTCCTCGGTGAGACGACCGAGCACGGTGTTCTGTATCCATAGCCATAGGTCGTCCATCGCCGCGTGCGTGCGGGTGTTCTCCATATCGAGGATATCGTCGAAGACGACCCCATCGAGACGAGCGCCCGTCACGTTGCCGTGCACGCCTAGCGCCTGCACGCTCGGGTCCTTCGATATCGTCTTCCGCTCGACCGTGATGGCGGTCGTATTCCACGGGAGCGCAAGCTCGGGCGCGCGCTTGAGGTGCGGGAAAACGTCGTGCAACTCCGGGGACCGCTCGATGTACTGCGCCAGCGCCCGGATGATCTGCTTCGCCTGCTGGAGGGTATTCTGAATGATCGCGATGCGGAGGTTAGGGTTGTGCCCTAGCTGCCAGAGCACCCGCCCGATCGTTATCTGGTTCGTCTTGCCTGCGTCGACGTGCGACCAGATGACCGCGCGCCGACTCTCGTTGAGCAGCGCGTGCCACTGCTTGTGCACCGGCGCGAGGTGGATCGGCTTTCCCGTCTTCTCGTCGCGGAGCACGTACCGGCAGAAGAACGCGGGGTCGAGACGGGCGAGCCGGATGGACGCGGCACGAGCGCGCGCCGTTCCCTCGCGCCCCTTCGAGAGGAAGTCCGCCGCGCTCACGGCGCCTCGCGGAGAACCCGGATAGCGCGCGACGCCATCGCCGGGCCGCGGTCGATATACCGCTTTCGCTGGAGCGCATCGAGGTGTTGCGACACGCCGTTGATCGACGCGAGACCGAGCCCGCGCGCTAGCTCGCGGAGCGACGGCGGGACCCCCCGCTCGTTCCGAAACCGGACGATGAACGCGAGAACTTCCCGCTGGCGTTCCGTTAGCTCTTGCATCGCACGGCGGAGCCTACCACGGAACAGGCGTACAGCTAGCCGTTCGGTAAGGCTCTCCGCCGCGCGACGAGGCGGAGCCGTTCCTCGGATATCGCGGTCCCCCAGTTGAGCCGGGTATCGTCGGGGTCCGCATCCCAGACCACGAGCACCGTGCGGTCGATCGGGGTCGTCACGCGCGCGACCGTCCCGAGCGCGCCGACGGGGGGCGTGAGCCGCCCGCCCGACTCCCCCGTCCAGTGCCTATCCGACGCGTCCCCGGCGAAGACGACGCGGTCCCCGACCTCAAAGACTTCCGAGGTGTGCACGGCTACGCCTCCGGGGCGGAGAGCCCCGCGTTACCCGTTAGCCAATCCCTCGCCCAGCGCACCCGAGCGGAGGCGGCGACGAGGGCGCGCCGTGCCTCCGCGTGCTCGTCGCACGAGCGCTGGTGATACCGGCGGACCGCGGCCTCCGCGGTCTCGTCGACCTCCCCGACCGGTACCCACCGACGCGTGAACCCCGGCGCGAGGAAGACCTCCTTGGGGCGCACGCGGCGGATCTCGACCCGATACACGCGGGGCCCGCCCATCGCGGCTTGCCCCGCGACGAAGTAGTGATACCTCCCGGGCTCCGCTCGACGCGTCGTCATGCCTTCCCCCTTACGCGTCCTCGCGTTCACGGTGCTCGGGGCACTCCCAGACCGCGTGCCGCATACCGCACGAGCAAGGCTCGCACGGCCCCGCGTGCAGGTAGCCCAGCGAGAGGTCGCATTGAATATCGTCGCATAGGTCGACGGAGCATAGGCGCAAGGCAACTTGCCAGGGCTCGTTGTACCCGCCGTCTCCCACGCGAAGGCTCGCACTCGTGCGGCTTACCCGGTCGAGCGTCGCCCGACTCCCGGGGGGCGCGGTAACCCGGTGCACGGGCTCCACCGGCCCGGGGGTCTCCTCGTCGTCCGCCTGCGTCACGTGAACCGGATCCTCGCGAGATTGTCGCGCGCGACCGTCGCTTTCCGCTTATCGATATCCCAGCGCACTTGCACGTTCAGGCCGTAGCAGTTGACGAGCACCGTTCCCAGCGTGCCTACCGGGTAGGTACGCCGAACCGGCGCGGTGATCGGCGTAGGGTCGCCCGACCGGTACGCCCCCCGGATCTTCTCCAGCACGCCCGGGTCCTGAACGCTGATATCGCGCACGGCCACGACGCGCGTACCGGCGCGCCACCGGAGCTTCGCCCGCGTACGGCGCGCGCCCTTCCGCTTCGCGCTCACGACGTCCCGGGCCCCGCGGCCTCGATGATCGCGGCGACGTCTCCGACGGAGAGCCCGCCCGCGTCGGCCGCGGCGAGAAGCGAGAGCAACGCGCGGCGCGTCTCCGGGGGCGCGTCGCGGGCAAGGGCTGTCTCGAAGCGCACGGCAGCGAGCACGACGGGGAGCGAGGCGGCGACCGCGGGCGAGGGTGTGCGAGGGGCGGGCATCGGGGGAGCTTCCTGGGGCATCGGGGGGACGAGGGCGGGAGCGGGCGAGGAAGGGGCCGCGGCGTTGGGGGAATCGGGCGGGGCGTCGTTCGCCGCGCCCGTGCACCCGTGACGGCCCGGGGGCTTCGAGATACCGCGCGAAGGGAACGGCGGAGCGCTCGCAAGCTCGGGCCATATCGAGAGAAGCTTCTCCCGGTGCGTCTTGACCGGTACGGCGACCCCGGTTTCCCAGGCCCAGACCGCACTCCCGACGACGCCAACGAGGTCGCCTAGGTCGTCCTGCGTCAGGCCGTCGCGGGCGCGGAGCGCCACGAGGCAAGCCCCGGCCGTGAGGTACGCTTCGGGGGGCAGCGCGAGCCGCTCCGGCGCGGGAGCCGCGGGCGAGGGCTCGGGGGCGGCGACGAGCGCGACGAGGGCGCCGGGCTTCTCCTCGAAAGGCAAGACGCGCGGGCGGGGGCTCGGGGGCGGGGAGGACGGGGGCTCGGGAGCGGCGACGTGCACCGCGGAGAGCGCGGCCTCCCGGTGCGCGGCGACGAGCGCGGGCTTGAGGTGCCGCAAGTGCGGGAGCCCGAAGTGAACCCGGGAAAACTCCGCCGGGGTCGGGAGGCTCTCCCCCCGGACCCATTCCCGTACCCGCGCCTCCGGGACCTTCGCGAGGGAGGCGAGACGGCGGAGGGGAATCTGTGCCCGCTCGACCGCGTCGCGAAACGCCTTCGAGAAGCTCTCGGGGGTCAGGGCCGGTGCGCTCATACCCGGACCCTTACGCGCCTAACGGGGTCGACGGCGGAGGGAGTTTCGATAGCAGCCGACGGGCGAACAGAACGCGCTCGCGGCTCTTGGCCTTGCCTACCGGATTCGAGCACGAGCCGGACGCGTACGCCGCGAGCCGTTCCTCCGGGGGGAGGTCGCGGCACGCGTTGAAGGATTGACGGACGAGGCGCGCGCCGCTCTCGACGCACTTCCGACGATCGGCGACGAGCGCTGTCCAGTCGTACCCCTCTTGCGTGACCATCCCCTTGCCTAGCCGGATCTGCATCACGCACGAGTCGACCCCCCCGCCGCGCGCCGCACTCCCGATCCCGAGGTCGACGTCACGGCGCCACCCGCTCTCGAAGTAGGTGATCGCGAGGTAGAGCGCCGCGGTATTCGCAACCTTCGCCCGCCCGCCGTACAGGGGCCGCGCTGTCGCTTCCTCCGCCATCGCCGTCGCGAGGTCTCGATATCGGGTAAGCCGCTCGTCCGGGGTCTCGCACGCCCCGGGCAATCGGGTAGAGCACGACCGCACCGCGGCGACCTCCGGAGGGGAGACGAGCACCATCAGCGCGACGAGCCACGAGATAATCGGTTCCATGCCGCCCCTCTTACGCGGTTCGGCTCGCCTAGGCAAACCGACCGGCTACGGGTAAAGCGCCGCGATTCCCTACGCCCTCCGCGTCGAGCGCGTCGAGAAACCGCCGGGTCTCGTCGACGAGCCGCGCGAGCCGGGTAGCGCGCGCGGTCGTAGCCCGGTCTTCGACCGCGTACTTGACGAAGCGCCGGAGCAACGCGACAGCGTCGGTATCGATAGACGGCCCGCGGCTCACGGCCTTGCCCCCCGCTTCGCCGCGGTCGGGAGCGCTGCACGGAGAACGTGGATCGCGTCGTCCACGGCAACGTACGACCGGTCCGCCGCGACCTCCGCCCGAGCGTGACGGAGGAGCGCCCGCGAGAGCCCCTTGAACCCGTACGCCGCGGCACGGCGCGAGGCGCCCCGGAGAGCCGCGGGCCCCGCCGCATCGCTGAAGGTGCGCTCGATATCGGAGAGCACCCGCGCCCGTTCCTCTTGCGAGGGTTTCGCTTTGCGCTTCGTCGCCATCGGCTAACCCCTCCGATTCGGCCGCGAGGAGCGCCCTGTCGTACGCGCTGCACGCGGTTTCGAGATCCCGGAGCCGGGCGGAGAGGGGCCGCGAGGTGCCCCGCTCCCGGAGCACCGCGTCGGCCGCGGAGGCGAGCTTCCCCGCACTCGCGAGGAGGCGAGCCTCCCAGGGGTCACGGCGGGGCTTCTTCGCCTTGCCCCGAAGCGGGCCGCGGCGTTCCGCCTCCGTGTAGAGGATGCTCTCCGGCGGGATATCGATTCCCGCGGCCTTCGCGTTGCGGTGGATGCGGCGGAGCAACGCCCGGAGCGAGGGGAGGTCCCCCGCCGCGAGCAACCGCCCGACGTGCACCGCGTCGCGCGCGATGCGCCCTTCCTCGTTCGGCTCACAACGCATATCGATTACCTCCGGTGCGGGAGAGGGGGATCGAACCCCTACGCCTTGCGGCACCGGAGCCTAAACCCGGCGCGTCTGCCATTCCGCCACTCCCGCTTCCCCCTAGCCCTTACGCGTTGCGAGGGCGTGCGCGACGCGGGCACGAGCGATCTCCGCGAAAGCGGGCTCCCGCTCGACCCCGAGGAACCGAAGCCCCTCCCGCACGGCCGCAACGCCCGTCGTCCCGCTCCCCGAGTAGGGGTCCAGCACGAGCCCCCCGGGGGGCGCGACGAGCCGGCAGAGCCAGCGCATGACCTCGACCGGCTTGACCGTCGGGTGCTCGTTCCGCATCCCCGCGGGGAGCCCGGCCGACCGCTCCGCCCGCGACGCCTTCGCCGTGTAGAAGAACCGCGACGCCCCGCCCCGATCTCCGTACTGCCCCGCGTTCGGGGCACGGCTCCCCCGCTCCGCCCCGACGTCCCCGAATCCGCCCGCCCGTCGACCCCGGGGAATATCGGTAGGCTTCCCGCTCACGCGCTCCCCGCTCTGTGCGTCGAGAGCGGCGACGGGGCACCCCGGGGCGCACGCCTCCGCGCACCCCTCCGCGTGCGACAGAAGCACGTTCGCCGGGAACCGCCCGACGTTCGGGTCAAACCCCGCGGTATCCCCCGCGGCCTTCGAGAGGTCCCCGAGCGCGGAGCCCTGCACCGCCCGCCGGGGAGACGCGGGCACGTCCTTGTTGGTCCCGACCCGGCACCCGTCGATATTGATAGCCCCCGTCCCGTGCGCCCGGAGGTTCTCCGCGACCGTCCCCGCGAGCGGCTTTCGGGCGAAGACGATCGGCTCGTTCGCCGGCTTCAGCGCGGTGCCGTAGCCCGTCCAGCGCCTCGCGTCTTCGGTCGCCGGAGCGGTGACGGAGACGACGGCGCCGAACCCCTTTCCCGCCTCGTCCCCGCATAGACGCTTGTTCGCGGTGCCGCGCCGCTCCCCCACGACTTCCCGCTCCGCCCCCGCCGCATCGTCAATGGCCTTGCTCGCGTCGAGCGACTTAGGAAACCCCTGGGCGTGCAGCCAGACGAGGGTATCCCTTATCTCGAATCCCGCGGCGCGGAGACCGAGCGTGACGAGGTCGACCGTACGCGTCCCCCCGAACGCGAGCAACGCGCCCCCGGGGCGGAGCACGCGGAGGCACTCGCGCCAGACGCGCACCGGGGGCACGTCCCATTCGCGGCCCATGAAGTCCCCGCCGGTTTGCATATCCGCTCCCTTCAGATAGGCGATAAGCTCCGGGACGGTCGGCTCCTTCGTCCCGAGCCCGTACGGAGGATCGGTCACGACGGCGTCGACGGAGCCCGCCGGAATCTCGCGGAGCCGGCGCCACGCGTCCCCGAGAAGCACGACCGCCTCTCCGGTATCGAAACCCCCGGTCACGAGCCCCCCGCTTCCCGCACGGACGCACGCCCCGCCCGCCGCGCGGCACGAGCGCTCAGACGCTTGACCAGCGCGCGCGCCCGTCGACGCTGCCGCCGCGCGCCCGTCGTGAACGCCTCGAAGTAGGTATCGATATACCGGAGAGCGGACGCGAGCTTTCGGGTAAGCGGCGTCACGCTGCCCCCGTCTTCCCGCCTTCGAGCACGGTGAGCCCTAGCTCCTTCGCCCGCTCGACCGCCTCTTGCGCTAGCTCGACCTCCCGCTGAATCTCGTCCAGCGTTAGGTCGCCTTGCATATCGACCCCCAGGATCGCGGTCGGCTTATCCTCCCGGAGACGACCGAGGATGATGACCGTCTTCGCGACGGAGACGACGTCACGCGCGTTGAGGTCGTACCGGCGGAGGATCCCGAGCGACTCCTTCACGTCTAGCTCGATGGGGTTTCCCTTCGCGTCGACCCCGCGGGAAAGCTGGTCGGCCGCCCGCGTCGCTAGAAGGTCCATCGCTTTCGATAGTCGGACGTGCGCCGTGATCGCCGCGAGCGCCGCACCCCGGGCCGCGCGCATGATGTTGTCGTCGACCTCCCGGGCTTCCTTCGCCTGCTTCGCCTGCCGCTCCGTCGACGTGTCGATCGCGGCCTTCACCCGCGCCGCTTCCGCCGCCTTCGCTTGCCGGGCTTCCTCCTCCTCCGCCTGTAGCCGGTCCCGGATCGGCGTCGCCCACGGGGCATAGTTCGGCGGGGGGCCGAACCAGAGCCGCTTCGCCGTGCGCTTATCGATATTCGCCGCGCGGGCGGTAGGGATAAACCTCCCAGGGGTGTTCCGGAAGCACCTTACGACTTCCTCATACTTTTCCCTGGTAAGCGCCTTATCGCGATGAGCCATTCTGAACCTCCGCCGCGGAGCACGGTCGACCCGCTCCCGGGCTCGTTCAGTATCCGCAAGAGTCGCACGACACGCAAGCGGGATGAGCACGCGGGGGGAGACCGCACGGGCGCGGTGCACCTCTTGGGCGCATACCGAGCATCCCCTCCCTGTCTCATACGTCCGGGGGGAGGGTCGGTGGGGGGAGAGCGTGCAAGGGGAGGGCGTTCTCCCGGGGGCAGCATCCCCGCGACGGGGGGAGGACGGGCCCACCTACCCCACGAGAAGCACGCCTCGCGGGCCGGTCATCCGTCCGTGGCACTTCACGCCGTCCGGGATCACCCGGTAGAACCCGAGGTGCTCCTCCGGGCGCCACGGCCAGAGGGGCGCGCCGATTCCCCGGGAGCAGACGAACCCCGCCCGCACGTACCACGGCGTCGAGGGCCCGCAGTCGCCTACCCCGTCGACGAGGCGGAACCGCCGCCCCGCGCACCGTACGCCGTCCCCCCGCACCCTCCGACACGCGGGCTCCACGAGCCCCAGCACCCCCGCCGGCAGCCACCCCCCGCGCCTCTCCGGTATCGTCTCGACGTGGTAGCTCGGCTGCATATCGTACCGGTGCGACATCACTTCCACGAGCCCGCCGATCGGAAACTCGTCGGGGCGTACCCCCTTCGCTACGCCCGTCACGACCGCGATATCTCCGCGGTGTAGCTCCCCGTCCCAGGTATCCGTTCGCATATCGTACATCAAGGCTCTCCCACGAAAGGGTCGGGCGAGAAGCGCCCGAAGCACGCCGTCTTCTCGTCCCCCCGCCGCAGCCAGGACGGATACCAGAGCCCCGCCCCGTACCCGCGCTCCCCGCGAAAGTGTGCGCACGCCCCGAACCCGTCGAGCCCGCGCGCGCACCCCCCGCCCGCGAGATACCGCGGAGCGACGGTGAGCGGCGCCCGACGCTTCCGGACGACATACCGCGACGAGCACCACCTAGGCGTCCCGTCGACCTCCGCGCGCCCGAGCGCGCACGCCCGAGCCATCGGCGCGAGCACGGACGGAACGACCCACACCCCCCGCCGTGCCGTATCGTCGACCGCGACGACGAAGTAGCTCGCCTCCCGCCGCGCGTCGCGCGTCGTCACTTCGACGAGCGACCCAACCCCGAACCGCTCCAGAAACCCCGGCCGCGCGGTCGGTCCTACGACCACCGCGATATCCCCCGGGCAAAGCTCCGGGGCCGCGCCCTCTCCGGTCACCTCCCCGTCGGGGAACCGCTCGGTCATGCCGGAAGTCTTACGCGCCCCCGTCCCGGGCCTAGAACGGCCCTTCCTAGCCTAGGGGCGCGTCGTCCGCGGCAAGGGCACCTAGGCTAGGCGTCGAGCCCGTAGCGGGCCGCCTAGACGATCTCCGAACAGAGGAGCGTCGGAGACGTATCGAAGTCGCGCTGTAGACCGCGGGCGCGCACGTACGTCTGTCGTGCGAGCATCCACGACGGTGCGCGCACCGTCGCGGCCGAGCCGCGCACCGGAGAGATCCCGCCGTCCGTAGCGTCGAACACGAGCACGAGGAACCAGCGCCTCATCGCCCCGTGCTCCCCCAGCCGCCGTCCCCGCGCACCGTATCCGGGAGAGAGTCGACCTCGACCCCGTGGCCCTCCGCGCACGGCACGAGCACTAGCTGTGCGACCCGCTCGCCCCTCTTGAGCACGACGTGCGCCCCGCCGAGGTTTACCAGCAGGGCCCCAAACTCCCCCCGGTAATCGCTATCGATGACCCCGGGAGAGTTGAGCACCGTGACGCCCACGCGTCGCGCGAGACCGCTCCGCGGGCACACGAGCCCCGCGAACCCGGGCGGAATAGCGACCGCGAACCCGGAGCACGCGAGAACCGACTCCCCGGGGGAGAGCCGCACCTCGCCGGTGCGCACCCGACCGCTGGGGAAGTCGATGAGGAACGCGTCCGCGACGATATCGAGACCCGCGGAGCCTTCCGTCGCACGCGTCGGGAGCACGGCCGTGGGCGTGAGGCGGCGAAAGCGGATCGCGTTCGGCTTCCCGTCGAGCACGCCTTCGATCTGAGCGAGAGGGGTATTCATCTCCGTGAGCGCAAGTACAGCACGGGCGACCGCTTCCGGCGACTCCGAAGCGAGGCACGCCTTGCACACCGCCCAGTAGACCTCCCGCACCGTCGACAACGGCCCGTACCCGCGAGCGAGCCGGACCGCGACCGCGACGCCCCAGCCCGGAACCGTATCGCCGGGCCCGAGGTGCTCCATCAGCATATCGACGAGCACCCGCCCCGCCCCGCCGAACGCGAGCACCTCCGCGCGCGGCACCGCCTCCCCGGGGAGCGCCCCGAGCGCGTGCGCATCGGAGAAGACGCCCGAGCCCGCCGTCACAGCGCCGGCCATCCGACCCTCGTTAGCGCGGCCTCGAAGGGCACGAGGCACGGCGCGGGGAGGTGCGCCACGAGGAAGCCGTACAGGCTCCCCGGGGTCTCTGGGTCGTCCGGATTCAGCGTCTTGAGCACGACCTCGACCGCGTCCCGCACTTCGTCGTCGTCCGCGAGGGTGTTGAGCACGACGGGCCAGTCGAGGAGAAGGTCGGGGAACGCGCCGGGCGCGGGCCGCTTCTTCGTCTGCCGCGTCGACGGCACCGCCCCCACGGAGAGCTTCGCCTTTTTCATCGCGGACCCGAGCGCCAAGAAAGCCGCGGCCCACCGCGGCACGAACGCCCCGAGCGAGAGCACGTTTCCGTCGAGCCCGCGCACGAGCACGAGAGGGATCCGCGTCCGTTCCTGCACGTACAGCGCGACGTCCGACCGCACCGAAACCCACCCGCGCTCCGCGAACGCTGCCGTGGTCTTCGGTCCGGCGGAGGGCTTGCCCCCGCCCCCGTCGACCTCGTCGACCTCGTGCGCGTCGCAGGGACGGACGACGCGCGCAAACTCCCCGCGCGTATTGACCTCGCACTCGTCACAATAGACACCTCGGATCACGACGTCTGCTTCGCTCATATCAATACCCCTTACCCTTGTCGAGCCGGACGAGAAACTCCGTAAGCGGCACCATGCGCGCGTAGGGCGCCCGGATCTCGCCCGAATAGAGACCGCACCCGGGCAGCATTCGCCAGTCCGCGGAGAAGCCCGCCGCGCGCGCTTGCGCCACCAGCGCGTCCGCTTCGACGCGCCCGACGTCGTGGAACAGACCGCCCCCGCCGACGAGCACGCCGTCCGGCCGTAGGTGCAGCGAAAGGCGCCGGTTCCCGCGCCCCGTACAGTAGGGGGTGTCGACCCAGTATTGCCACGTCCCCCCGTTCCCGAGGCGCGGCATGAGAAGATACTCCGGGGCCGGGGCCGGGAACCCCCACCCGGTGTACGAATACCGCTGGGGCCTCCCGCGCGTAACGGAGACGAGCCCCGAGCGCGCGAGGTACCGGAGGTGCCCCATCATGCTCTCCCGCGGGAGCGGGAACGCGGAGGGCCCGACGCGGTAGACCGCCCGCGAACAGAGGTCTTCGACGGCGGGGGAGGCGAGCCCGTCTCTACGGGCCGCCGCGAACGCATCGGTGACGAGCTTGACGTCGGAGGGGTTCACCCCTCCCGACTTACGCGTCCTCGGGGAGCGCGGGCGCCCGGTCGAAACCCGCCTCGATATCCTCCCGAATCGACTCCATCGACGTGAGCGCGACGAGACCGAGCACGCGCGAGCGCTCCGCCTCCGAAAGGAGACCGTCATCGTGGTCGGCGGGGTCCTCCGGGAGCACCGGCGCGGGGAGCGCGAACGCGAGATCCTTGAAGGCGCGCATCCACGAGCCGTGGGCCCGGAGGTACGTCGCGAGCGGCGCGGTGTAGTACCCCTGCTCACGAAGCAGCGTCACGAACGCGACCGCGTCCCCCGAGAGCACCGCGGGCCACGCCTTCCAGAACCGCTTGCTCAGCAACGCGAGATAATCGACCGCCCCTTCGCGAAGGGTACGGTACGCGCGGAACCGCGAGACCGGGTTATCCGGGTAGGCCCAGAGGATGACGTCCTTCCCCGATGCCCCGGTAATCGCTGCGTCGGGGCCGGGCTTGCCGTCCGTGCGGGGCTTCGCCTTCTGGACGATCGCGTTCGCGATAGCCGGTGGGAGCACCTCGTTACACGCGAAGTAGCAGTAGCACCGGCCGTCCCCCTCGCGGCTCTTGGCATTCCCGAGGTTGAAGCACCACATCGACTTGCCCCTCGCGGTCTCCAGCGCCCACTGGGCTAGCAGAACGAGGATCGACTCCCGCGTGGGGAGCGTACCGAATAGCTGAAGCCAGGCGACTCCCAGCGCCCCCGCGACCTCCGCGGGCTCGACGGGTGTGCGCTCCGCCGGGAGCCTCTCGACGTTCGCCTCCGGCGCGGGGAGCGCGGGCGGGGGCACGGCTTCCGCCTCCGCCGCGGGCCACGCCCACGGCGCGACCTCGCGCGCGAGAAGCGCGGGGAGCACCTCCCGCGCCTGATGGACGTGCGCCGCGGCATCGCGCCCGCCGAACGAATAGACGACGGCGTTGTTCTCGCGCGTCGGGCGCTCTAGGCGGAGCGTCGTCGGTACGGGGAGCAGCCACCCCGTCACGCGCTCCAGCACCTTGCGCGTGGGCATGTACGCGCCCGCGCCGATGAGGTCTGTTCGGATATCGGTATGGCTCGCGACGAAGTGCGGGCCGTCCGCACCCGTCACGGCGCGCGCGGCCTCAAAGTACGCGCGCCACGGTACGATCTGCGTCGCCTCGTCGGGAGGGAGGTTCGCGTGCGTCCCGTCGACCGCGACGACGGCCGCGGGGAACGCACCGGCGCGCAAGTGCGCGCGAAGCGCCTGGCACCCTTCGGAGAACCCGACGAGCACGAGGCGCCCGTCGAGCACCGCGCCCGCCGTCTTCTCCGCCCACGCGCGCACCTCGTCGAGCGGCGCGAGCCCCCCGGGGCCGACGCGTGCGTAGCGGCTCTTGCCGGGCTGTTCGGTGACGTTGACGACGCACGGAGAAGCGCCGCACGCGTCGCGGACCGCGCGGTCTAGCTCCGCCGTGTAGTGGTAGACGATGACGAGCGCGCGCGACGAGCCGCGCCCCGCCTGCACGAGCCGCGTGGTCACGCGCCCGCCCGGCGCGCCTCGCGCGCCTTCACCTTCGCCGCGTGCGCCGCACTCGTCGCCGCGTCCTGGCGCGCAAGCTCCGCCGCGGCTTCCTCGCGTTCGATCGCGGCTTCCTCGTCCGCGCCCTCCGCCTTGCGCGCCTCCCGCGCGGCGCGCGCCTTCCGCGCGGTGCATTCGGGGCACCCGCCGAAGACGCACGCGGAGCACCCCTTCCCGCGGCATCCCGAGCACTCCCGAAGCCCCGGCGCGTCCGCTTGACAGAATCGGCACTCGTACGGCCACGCGCGAAACGCGACGTGCTCGAAGAACTTGGGGTCACCCTTTTCGACCTCCGCCGCGGCGCGCGTCGCACCCTCCGGAACGGGCGCGCGATGTAGCCCCGCGGAGACGACGGCGTCGACGGTAACCGCCTCCGCCTTCGCCGCGCGGTAGAGCGTCTGTCGCTGGTCGTAGGAGAGCTTCGAGAGCAGAGCAGTACGCGCGGCGTTCATGCCCCTATCCTACTGCACAGCGGGCGACGAAGCCAGCAATCGTATATGCACCGCGAGGTCCGCCGGGGTCTCCCCTTCCCCCACACGCACGACAGCGCCCCCGTGCGCATCGGCGAACCGGCGCGCCTTCGTCTCCCGCCCGCGCACCCACGCCGCATTCTGCACAGCGCCCCGCGCAGCACGGCGGGCGGCGAGCGCCCCCGGATCGATCTCTAGCCGGATAACCTGCACGCGCGCCGAACGCGCAACGCGCTCCAGCGCCCCGTCGTGCGAGAACCGGTCACCGTCGAATATCGTAAGCCCGCCGGAGGGCACGACCCGCTCCTCCCAATAGGCAAGGCACGCGTCCACCCCGTTGTACGGGACGGTATCCGCACCGTCGAACGTAGCCCCGGTGTAGTGCCCGGCCGCGTAGATGCCCGCGGAGGGCACTAGGGTCCACTTCGGTTTCTGGACGAGAAGCGGCGGCGGGGCGTGCGGGACCCCGATACCGAGCAACGACCGAACGGCCGACGTCTTACCCGACCCCGGGGGGCCCACGAGAAAAACCGCGACGTTGCTCATAGGATCTTCAGCCTCCGCTTTCCTTCTCCGCCTCCGTGAACCCCTTGCCGTAGGTGCTCCGCGCGGAGCGCCGGGGCCGCCCCGAAGACCTCCGACCCGCACCGCGCGACGCCTGCGTTGTCGTCCGTGCAGTACAGGCACCCGGTCGGCGGGCACTCCTCGACCTCGCGGAACGGCGCGTCGAGGTCGGTCCGGGAGAACATCGGCACGCGATGGCCGTGGCACTGGTCCGCGGTAAGGAAGTCTCGCCCGACGGAGCGCCCGACCTTATCGGTAACCGAGCCGTCGACCCCGCGACCGTAGACGTATTCGTAACACGTAGCGTACGTCATGCCCAGCGCGGTCGCCTTGCGCTGGTATCGGATATGGCCCTCCATCCGGTACGACTCCGCGATCGTCCGCTGCCCTCCGATGTTCTCGCAGAACAGATCGGCGAACCGGTCCGCGCGCTCCGGGCCGAACCGCTTTCGCATCCGCTCGACCATCGCCGGGGCCCACGAGTATCCGGCCTCCACGAACTTCACGATGACGTGGTTCGCGCCCGCCCCCGCGAGAAGCTCGAAAAGGTGCTCGATATCGTCGTGGGTAACGATACCCGCGACGACTGGGTTGACCTGGATCGAAACGTAGATACCGCGCCTCCGTAGCTCTTGGATCTCCGCGAGGTGGTCGAGCAACGGCAACGCGCCCGGGGAGAGCTTCTTCCAGTCCGCCGGGTTCGGGGTGTTGATGCTCTTTTGGGCGTAGCTGTACCGGCTTTGCGTGAGCAAGTCGTAAGCCCACCCCGGGTAGCGTAGACGCGAGAGGAAGAAGATAGGGAGACCGGCAGCGACGAACGCCTCCGCGCCCTCTTGCGTATTGTGATAGACGTCCTCCAGCGCGAGGAACGGGTCGGTGAAGGACGAGAAGTAGCCCGCCGCGCTCGTGCGCTGCTTCGCGAGCATCCTCCGCACTTGCTCCCCGTAGCGCATCGGCACCGTGATGAGCCCCGTTCCGCGGTAACCCCGGAACCCGCTATTGACGTAGCAGAATGCGCACCCCACGGCACAGAAGCCCCCGTAGGGCTCCGTCAGGATCGCCTCCGTAAAGCACGGCCGCGGGCGAACCCC